TACTAGTACGAAAGATTTTAATCCAAATTTAAACTTTTAAACCAATAAGACTCAAGGCTGAACCTCATCACATTGACTCAGCAAGACTACGTCCACCCCGTGGGTGGTTCATCGTACTAAAATATGAAGAGGACCCTGCTTTCGTGCAGGGTGACCACCTAGAGGGTAGTTGTGGAAACAGAGGAAGAAGAAAAGACCTATGAAGAAATTTCATCTGAAGTTTAAATGTGTGCGACACGGCGAATTCTAGGAGCTCCAATGAGGTAGCCAAAACTGAAATCATCACCAGCTGCCTCGTAGAGATTGTAAGCTCCGAAGCAGTTGCGCACTCCGCCAGTGTCTACAGCGGTGCTGACTGGACTCTGAGGGAAAGTCGTGTTGTTGTAGTATGAGTACATTGGTCTGTCAAGACCCTTGGGATCAAGAGAACGCATGATGTCGATCTTACTGCGTCTAATGATGGGCCCGTCAACACTCGAAATCGTCCCTTCTCCGACGAGAGAGATGGGAGTTTGAGCATAGTAAGGGACTTCGAACTCTACGGTCCCATTGAGATCGGGATACACGTAGTGCTCGAAGGTTGACGAGTTCTGTGTTCCTGTAAAGGTGCCCAGAACAGGCTTCTCGAGATCACCATTCTCGTCGATGTTGGTCGAGCGCCGCACAATGAGTGGGTCTGAAGGACGAATGGCATCGTATTCAAACCCATCAAACACAGCTGAGTACTCATCTCGCGTTGTGGTGTCATCGAACGCGGGACGACGTCCCTGATTGGTGGAGCGCAGACCGTTGGTGGCTGGCGTGGCAAACTTGTACCTTCTCGACCCTCTCCAAAATCTGTAGAGGTAAGAGATGTAGTACAACGGGCAGCGAGTAGGCAACTGAATAACAGCTTCAAAAGTGCCGTCTGTCAGTACCCCACTCGCTGCTCGCGATACCGGATACGTGATGTTTTGCCACTGCACAGCGCCAGTAGCGCTTGTCTCCCCGAAGTAAGCCGGATCAATTCGAATTTTGTTAAACAAATAGGAGTCATTATTCAGAGGAATTGGGCCGGGGAAGGAATACCGAACGCCTGAAGAATCAACGTATGGAAAAGGCTTGCCAATTGAAGTGAGACCGAAACGCTTAATCAATTGCCGGAGACTTGTTATCTTTTCTCCAATGCATAGTTGTTCTGCCATTGTGTGGTCCATCATGCCCATGGGGAAAACACTTGTCGAAGTGTCTTGAACCTGTTCATTGTGTTCGATGGCGGATGAAGTCAGGTTGAAGACTTGAGCTTTCCATTCCGCCTCAGGATCCTCCTGAACATCTCCAAGTGCCGATAGGGGCTCTGCGATGGTAAAGCGAGCGAAATCTGGCATAGCAAATGCAATGTCTTCTCCACCAGAGATCCACATGTTCAAGGGCACGTTGTCAGCGACAGAGTCGGATGCTCTCCTGAGTTCGTTGAGGACGGTGATGGTGATTGTCCCCGTTGAGTATCTTTCCAAGTCCCAATTCGCGTTGTCGTAAGCGCCAAGGAAGACTTCTTTCCAAGGGACATTGGACACATATGGTACTTCAAACTCCAGCTCGGAAGAGACACTCAGGTCTAGAATCCAGTTGTAAGCGTTCTCAGACACAGTGCCGGAGAGCGCATCTGACCCGTAGACTCCAGGGTGATATGTGATTCTGAGTCTGCCTGTGTGGAAAGCAGTCTTGGCAGCAGCGAGCCTGTATTTGATTGTGCCGCGCCATTGTTGGAACATGGATGCCACAAATGCGGCTGTCGTTGGGCTGAGAACAGAAGTGCCCTGTGTGAGGCCTGGTGCCACTGCGTTGTAATGCAAGTTGGTACCAACAGCGGTTGACAAATTCCAAGGGATTGCCGAACGGAAAACACACGATTTGGAGGTCACGTAGGTCAAGTCCATCTCGTCGACTTCCGTCGAGAATATCCCCCCGTCATAAGTCAGTCCGTTATCGGGCATGGCGCAGAGCTTAGTGGACAGATCGATGCCATCAGCGTGAGTGTAACCCTTGGCAGGGACATTCACGTACGGGCAATTCTTGTCAAGATTGGTGGGCTTGTTCCAGCCGACAGCAGAAGCAGCTCCGCCAACGGCACGTGAAACCCATTCAACTGGACGCATCCAGCTTCCCAAGAGTGGCACAGAACCGAGAGCAGAGGCAGCAGCTGCAACGGTATTGGCAATCCCCGAGATGGGAGGTCCAGATGTGGCCGCGTGTTCCTCAGAGCCGACCTGGGCAGTCCACACTTCTTCAGCGAGAACTGGAACGGTAACCTCCTTGGAAGTGGGCATCGCAAGCTCAATGTCCTCGAACCAGGCGAAGATCGTGAAATTCGCACCTACAGTCAGAGGAGATGTTCCTGATTGGATGTCATTGATGGGCACGATGTACATTTCGCCCATGTTGGAGTGGGAGTCGATGAGGTTGAAATGCGACAGCGGAGAACAATATGGCATCTTGATTTCGACCGGCGCATTACTTCCTACGTCAATTTCCACTCCAGGAAAGCCTGTAGCGTTTGGAAGGTTGGATAGCATTGCACCACGATTAGAAACGTCATCAAAGGGTGCAAAGAAAAGCCAATACTTGCCACTCATAAAAGGGGTGGCGTTGAAGACAAGGCGAATTTTGACATTAGCTCTGAAGAAAGTGAAATAGTCAAGCTTCTTGACGACATTTGCAGAATTCTGAAAGATGATGTCTGGAAATTTCAAACTGACTGATGTAAACGCATTGTTGAATTCTCCTTCCAGAACTTTGACAGGTCGACGCAGGATGGCATGAATGTCATGCAACTTAGAGTCCTCCGCCATTTTCGTCCAAGCAGACACAGAAGAAATCCGTGGTTTCTCATAGGTTTGGATGTCAGAATCATCCACGAACGTGGTGATCTGCTGGACGTTTTCTTGTGGCCCAATATGGGACAAATCTTGATCTTGTGAAGTAGCAATCGATTGAGTTAGCTAACTCTCAGCCGCTCGATTAAACGGATCTGATCAAAAGCGCCGGGCTGGTAGCCTGGATTTTAGGCGGCACACACCAGCCAGTAGAGTCTTTAAACTCTCCGCCCTTCTAAAACGAAGACCGAAGACCGGGCATTGCTGCTTCCACCTTGCGGCGATTAGTGGAAGCCCCTAGCTTCGGATTTAGTTGCAGGCAGCCGCCAGACGTCCGTACTTCTTGGCCTCGACAAAGCGGTATTCGTCGTAGGTCAGAAAGAGCGGG